AAGGGCGCTCTTGTATCCGCCGGATTGATAGCCGCTTTCGTAGCCGTAGGGAAGGCCATTGCCGATTCAGTGCAAGCATTCGGCGAGGCAGAAATGGCGGCAAAGCGCCTTGACGCTATCGCCACGATGAACGGGCTTGCGGATGGATCGGAGCGGGTGCAGGCCCTGGCCAACGAACTGCAGAACCTCATCGGCGTTGACGGGGATTTAGTCGTTCAGCTTGGCGCGGAATTGATAGCGCAAGGAAAGAGCGTAGAACAAACTGAGGAATTGATACGCGCCGCGAACGATCTTTCAGCCGTCACCGGCGGGGACTTGCAGACAAGCGTCAAGCAACTGACCGCGACCTACTCAGGGACATCGGGCCGACTCGGGCAGCTCATACCAGAGTTCAAAGACTTGACCGAAGAACAACTAAAAAACGGCGACGCGATAGACATAATCAATGAAAAGTACGGAGGCATGGCGGCGTCACTTTCAGATTCAGTAATCCCGGCTACGAACAGACTCAAGGAAGCCAATAACGACCTCAAGGAAACATTCGGGAAAGCCTTTGCCCCATTGTGGATTCAGATTGCAGACGGAATCGCGGCGGCGTTAAGGGGAATTCTTGAGCCGCTTGACTACATGGCCACGCACTCATTCGACAGAATGTTTCAGGAAATGGCCGAGTCGTTATTCAACTTTAAGGGCGAGGCCACGCTTGCCGAGGAAGCGCAAGCCGAACTGAACGCCGCGACCATCGAAGCCAACCGCGCCGCGATCAGCTACGAAGCTGGCGTCAAGAACCTGAAAACCGAATTGGACAAACTGACCGGATCGACAGACAAATTGACCGACGCCGAGCTTGAAAACGCGCGGTCTTTCCTGTTTGCCCAGATGAAAAAATCGTCAAGCATGGATCAACTCACCCAGGCACAAAAAAAGCTTGACATATTCGACGCTGAAATAAAAGCGCGGGAAAAAGTCAGGCGCGATAAAGCGCTCGTGGATCAAAAAGCAAGAGACGCCGAAGCGCTGAAAGATGCACAGCAAAACGCCGCCGACATTGCCGCCGCTCAACAAGAAAAAGAAGCCCAGACCGTCGCGTACATGATATCAGCCGAGGATGCCATATCGAAAGCCAAAGCTGACGCGGTAGGGGATGCAATAATCCTATCGGCGCAAGAAAAAGACCAGCGCATAGCCGACGCGGAAGCCATGTCCTTAAAAATGCAAGCGGCATTCAATACCGCTATCGTGGCTACCCGTGACTCATTTGTGGCGCTTGGAGAAGCCCTTGCCAGCGGCGAGGATGCATGGGGAGCCTTTGCAAAAGCCGCCGTCATGTCGATCGCCGGAATCGTCAAGGCGCTTGGAGACGAACTTGCCGCAAAATCCGCCGTGGCATTAGTTGAGGCTATTGCGGCAACCGCCAGCATCATTGGCGCACCAGCGGCGCCGGGCTTGTACGCAAAGGCGGCAATCCTTGCGGGGGGCGCCTCGGCGTCGTGGACAGCTTCGGGAGCGCTGGCCGGCTACGCAGGATCATTCGCCCGTGGTACAGACTTTGCCCCCGGCGGATTGTCTCAAGTAAACGAGGAGGGCCCGGAGATGATCAATCTCCCGCGAGGTTCCAGCGTAACCCCGGCGACCCGTACCCCAATAGGCGGCAACGCTGGCGGGAATACTTTCATAATCAATTCCCCGGTAGCCGTGACCCCTTCCATCGCGGCGCAAGAGTATACTAGGATGGTACGCAACCTGGCCTTTGAGGGAGTTCTTTAATGAGCAGAAATCTAGTCTACGTCAACGGCCAGAATGAAAGTATCACCTTTGAAACCGGCCCTTACCTCATCGTAAAAATAGAAGGGCTTGGAATCCCAAACGTTGACCGTCAGGAACAGAAAGCCCCCTATCAGGACGGCACCACACATATTGATTCGCTTCTCCAGAATCGTGACATCGTAGTGGAATTGGCAATAACGAAACCAAACGACTTCCCAAACATCGCCCTGTATCGCCGGGAATTGTCACAACGCCTATGCCCAAAATACGGACTTGGCACTTTGACCTACACGGACGAAGACGGCAACTCGTACAACATCCGCGCCGTGGTATCTTCAATGGTATTCCCGAATAAGGACTACCGCGACCCGTATATGCGTGCCATGGTCACATTCACGGCTTGCGATCCGTACTGGCGGAGCGTGACGGATACGACAATAACTCTGCCGACGAGTGTTACGAGCGCTGAATCAGTAATCAATTCGGAGGTTACTTATACTTCTTCCGTAATCGAACTTTCAGACGGCAGCTTGTTTATTATATACTATCGAAACGCAGATGGGTATCTGGTCTCACGCACCTACACCACTTCATGGGGCGCAGAATCAGTAATTAACGCGGCGGCTTCATATTCATCGTCTATTGTTGAAAGGTCAGACGGAAGTTTGTTTGTTGTTTACCAGCGCAATTCAGATAAATATTTAGTATCAAGGATCTATACTACCTCATGGAGCGAGGAGAGCGTTATCAATGCGGCGGGCTCAGGCTATCCATCCGTAATCGAACTTTCAAACGGCAACCTATTAGTAGCGTATATTAGGACTTCTGGCTTGGTTCTGGTCTCACGCACCTACACCACTTCATGGGGCGCAGAATCAGTAATTAACGCGGCGAACTCGTACGTTCCCTCCATAATTGAGAGATCGGACGGCAGTTTGTTTGTCGCTTATAGAAATAACAGTAGCTATATAGTTTGCAGAACATATACTTCAGCATGGAGCGAGGAGAGCGTTATCAATGCGGCCAGTTCGGACTACCCCTCTATTATTGAAAGATTCGACAACAGTTTATTAGTAGCCTACAAGCGCATATCCGATGGTTATATAGCTTTGCGAACCTACGGAGCGACAATATGGAGTTCGGAATCAATAATTGGCACATCGGCATCTTCATATCCATGCGTAATCGAACTTTCAGACGGCAGCTTGTTTATATCCTACCGTGCCGCTAGTACCTATCTCGTCTCCGTGACCCGCTCCGTAACCCCCGTTCCCGCCGTCAACGCCGGCGACGTACCCGCGCCGTTCCTCGTCACCTTCCAAGGCCCAAGCGCGAACCCGCGCATCATAAACCAGAACACGCTTGAATATATCCGCCTGAATACCACGCTTGCCGCCGCGGACAGTTTCGAGGTCGATACCTCTTTCGGAAACAAGACGGTCAAATTGATTCAGGGTGGAATTGAAGTAAACGGAATCGCCTTCCTTGACATCGGATCGACGTTCTTTCAACTTGAACGCGGAACAAATACGGTCTACTACGAGGATGACGCGGTATTGAGTACCGCAACCGCAACAATGGAATGGACTGAAAGGTATGTTGGCTTATGAGCAACCAGAACCCTATCCGCATATTTGATTCAAGCCTGAACCTCATCACCGAGCTTGACGACTACGCGAGCGCGTACTTCAACCGCTCATGGTCAGGTTGCGGGGACTTCTCGATCCAGACGAATTACAATACCGTGCATGCGCCAGACCTTCAGCGCGGACGGATTGTCATGTTTGATAAGAATGTCAAGAAGTGCGGAATTATTACCAACGTCAAGAAAGCAATCGGGGAATCAGGCAAAGGCTCCATGATTGTCACCGCGACCGGCATGGAATTAAAGGGCATTCTTGGCTGGCGCATCGTGCCGCCGACAACGGGAGCGGAATACTACACCGTCAACAATTCCGCCGAGACTGTAATGAAAACGCTAGTCAGTCAGAATGGAGGGCCGACGACCGCCGACGCCGACCGCAAGTTTCCGCTACTTGAAATCGACACGGACGCCGACCTGGGGACGACGTACCTCTTGAAAACCCGCTACACCTCAAACGTGCTGGCGGAATGTACCGAGTGCTCGCTTGCTACCAATACCGGATTCTATATCTACCTTGACCTGTCAAATAAAAAGTACCGCTTCCAGACGGCGCAGGGGCTTGACCGATCCGGAAGCCAGAGCGTCAACCCGCTGGCGATATTTTCCACCGATTACTATACGCTGAAAAGCGCCAACATCGACGACAACGACAGCAACTTCCGAAACTACGCATTCGTAGGCGGTCAGGGCGAGGGCGTGCAGAGAATCGTCCGCCATGTATTCACCGGCACCGCCGAGCCGACGGGCCTTGACCGGAGAGAGATGTTTGTGGACGCGAGGGACGTTCCAGCCCTTGCCGATCTTGACCTACGGGGCGGGCAGAAACTGGAAGAGCTGGCAACGATCATCACTACCGATGGAAGCCCATTGGCGTATAGCCCGCTTGTGTACGGCACAGACTACGACCTCGGCGACATTGCCACGCTGTCAACCTATGGGGAATCGCGCAACGTCCGAATAACCAGCGTCAAGGAATCATGGGCACCCTTGACCTACTCAATCGATATGACCTTTGACCGCGTGCCTCAGACCTTGCAGACGCAAGTTTCAAGCGCGGTAACAACGATCAAGAATAGCCTTGCCTCAGTCGGCGTACAGGTGCCCGTCCAGACCGCTACGAGCTACACGGTAACGGACGCGGCGCGGGATGTCATGGTTACGGTAGCGGACGCCGTGACAATCACAATCACCGCCGGACTACCGATCGGAACCGAAACAAGAATCATGCGCACGGTAGCGAGCGCCAACGCCATAACGGTAGCACGTTCAGGAAGCGAAACCATCGAAGGCGGGACGACATTCATCACGCACGGCGCACAGGTAGCATCAACAGGGAACTATGCGGAAGTGGTGCTTAAGAAGATCAGTGCGACCGCGTGGATGTTTGTACGCGGCGAGGTGTCAGGCTCGAACTCCAATGGCTCATGGGTCAAGTACGGCGACGGGACGATGGTGCAGTGGGGCCTCGTTGCCCCCGTCGCGTTTTCCGCGCCACAAAGTTTAAACATTCGCGCGAATTACCCATCTACGTTTATTAGTAACAATTTGTTAGTTCCCACAGCTACGATAGCACCATCTTCTACTAACGATGGAGTCCAGCTCCGCACACTAAACACGAACAACGAAATGTATGAGGACTTCAATGTTCTTAATCAAACAACGGCCCAAAATATATCACTCTGGTGGCAAGCCATAGGAAGGTGGAAAGCATGATGTTTATAAAATATAGCCCCTGCAAGTGGAATCCCTACGCCGCAAGCCAGTTTGATATATCGACAAAGTGCGATACCGATATAATCATAACC